GCGGCAGCGAGGCCGGCATCGTCGCCGAAACCAACCGCCGTCTCCGCGAGGGCGTCACTCACTCCGACCAGGAGATGATCGTCGTCTGGGAGATCTGGCACCGCGACAGGGAAGGCCGCTGGGTCGTCTCGACCGCGAGCCCGCTCGCACCCGACAAGCCCCTGCGCCCGGACTTCGTCTGCCCCTACAACCTCGGGCCCTTCGCCGAGGGCGCCTGTCCCTTCGGCTCCTTCACCTACGAGCTCAAGGAAGACGGCTGGCACTCCCCGCGCGGCATCCCAGAGCGCGTCGCCCCGTTCGAGGCCTCCCTGAACAAGCTCTGGAACACCCAGATGGATTGGCTGACGCTCACCTGCCAGCCGCTCTTCTACACGCCCTCCGGCGGCCTCGAGAACAACGCCTCGGTCACCTTCCGCCCCGGCCAGATCCTGCCCTACGAGGTCAAGTCCGTGGACTTCCCTCCGTCCCCGCAGGACATCCCCATGCAGATGCAGGCGGCCCGCGCGGTCGCCGAGCAGCTCGTCACCGTCCCGGACTTCGGCATGGGCCAAGCCTCGGGCATGGCAGGGCACAAGGGAGCCAAGACCGCCACCGAGGCCTCCATCATCTCGCAGGTGATGGGCAACAACACCGAGCTGCGCTCCCGCATCTTCCGCCGCGAGCTCGGCGAGGTCCTTCGTCTCGCCTGGGCGATCTGCGCGCAGCACATGGGCGGCGACCTGAAGTTCTACTTCGACAGCCAGGTCGGCCAGCTCGAGGAGGCTGCGCTCAAGGCTTCCTACGCCATCGAGCCCAACGGCTCCGGCGACACCTCCAACCGCCCGCTCCAGATCCAGAAGGCCTACTCCCGCCTGCAGGCCTTCTCGGGCAGCCCCTACGTCGACCAGGCCGAGCTCACCAAGTCGGCCCTCGAGGTCGACGACCCGCGCATCGTGCGCCGGCTCTTCCGCGAGCCCGAGCAGAAGGCCGCCTCCCAGATGGAGGACCAGGCCCAGGAGATCTCCATCATGGGCCTCGGCTTCCCCGCCCAGGTCCAGCAGACCGACGACCACTCGGCGCACCTGCAAAGCCTCATCGGCTACATCCAGCGCCGCATCGGCACCGGCGAACGCATCAACCCGGAGCAGGGCATTCTCTTTGCGCAGCACGCCATGCAGCACTTCCAGGCCCTCAAGAAGTCCGACCCGGCCACGGCCAAGCAGCTCGCCCCGGTGATCCAGGAGATCGCCCAGATGGGGGCGGCCGCCGTGCAGGCCGTCCAGCTCCAGGCCCAGCAAGCCCAGCAGGCCCAGGCGTCACAGTCACAGCCGTCACAGGCTCCCCAACCCGTTTCCGCATGAAGCAGTTCCTACTCAACCGCCTCCTCACCCCCGAGGAACGTGACCTTCTCGCCACGCTTCGCGTCAACGGACGCGAGGACGAGGTCCAGCTCAACGAGGACGACTTCGCCGCGCTCGCCCACTTCCTGGGCACGACCTCCGGCAAGCGTCTCGACGCCGCCATGCGCACGCTCGTGGCCGGCAAGGCGTCCACCGCCGTCTGGGGGACTCCGGGCGACGAGGTCCGGGCCAACGCCGCGGCCCGCGGCTTCGCGAGCTGCTGGGGCACCGTGCGCGGGCTCGCCCAGCGCGCCGCCAGCAAGGCGGACGAACTTTCCGGGGAGGACGGCCAGGCCTGACGTCCCTTTCCCGAACCAGACCCAGGCCAACAGCAAGATACACCCATGGACCAGAACCAGGAACAGAACAGCCCCGCGACCGAGACGGTCGCCGACGACGTGTCGGCGATCATGCAGCTCGCGGAGAAGGCCGACGTCGGCGTGACCGCCGAGACCGTCGACCAGCCCAAGCCCGAAGCGACCCAGCCCAAGGAGGAAGCAGCGAACACCCCGGCGCCCGCTGCCGCCGAATCCCCGAAGGCCGACGAACCCAAGCAGGACGAGGAGGTTCCGCCCGAGCGGACCCCGTACCAGCAGGCCGTCGACAGGAAGCAGAAGGACGAGGCGCGCTTGGACCGCTCCTGGAAGAGGCTCCATGAGGAGAAGGAGGAGATCCGGCGCCAGCGGGAGCAGCTCGCCCGCCAGCCCGTTTCTCCCGGAAGCGTCAAGGACCCCGGCAAGACCTACGAGGACCTCGCCCGCGACTACAGGAACAAGGGAGACCACAGGATGGCCGACCTTGCCCTCGAGAAGGCGGAGGAGGCCCGCAAGGTGGCGCAGGAGGCCGACGGCGTTCCGAATCCGGCCGCGCATTTCGACAAGCCCGCCTTCCAGCGCGGCTGGGCCGAAGTGCGCGACACCCTCATCAGGCAGGACCCGAGCTTGGCCGATGCGGGCAACCCCGTGGTCAAGATCGCGAACGACCTGGTGAACGACAAGGAGATGGGTCCGATCGCAAGGAGCCATCCCAACGGACTCAAGGCAGCGGTGGGCATCGCCCGGCTCATGATCGAGGCGAACGCGCACCGGCTCCAGGTCCAGAAACTGCGCGAGGAGGTCAAACGCCTCAGCTCCCTGACCTCGGTCGAGGGCGGCAACGGCTGGAACGCCTCCTCGCGCAGATCCCCCGACGACATGAGCGATGCCGAACGGGAAGCCCACCTCCGCAGGGCCATGCTCAACGCGGACGGAGCCTGACGCGCCGGGCGCGCCCATTCTCCGCAACCCTCCAGCCCATCCTTCCTCCCTCCCTCATCCCTTAGAACGTCATGTTCGACACCTCCCTCATCCAGACGCAGCTCCGCCCTCACTTCGAGAAGAAGCTGCTCACCACCGCCCAGCACACCCTGGTCTTCGACCAGTTCGCGCGCGACGGCGACCTGCCGCGCAACATCGGCAGCCGCACCGTCCGCTTCTTCCGCCGCGAAGAGGCCGACCTCACCCGCCCGGGCGCCCCGATCGCCCTCACCGAAGGCGTCGCGCCGACCGTCTCGCGCGACGTCACCTACCAGTCCGTCGAGGTCACGCTCTCGCAGCGCGGCCAGGTGGCCAAGGTCACCGACGTCGTCAACCACGTCGGTCTCCTGAACTACATGAACTCCACCATCTTCCTGATGGGCCAGGAGTGCGCGCTCGACGCCGACAGCATCATCCGCGACCAGCTCACGGCCGGCCTGAACAAGCGCTACGCCGGCGGCTACACGTCGTTCGCGACCCTCAAGGCCGGCACCGCCGCGTCGGCCCGCATCACCCCGCAGGACGTCCTGGACGCCGCGACGCAGCTCCGCGTGAACAAGGCCGTCCCGATCCAGGGCAAGGCCTTCGTGCTCGTGGTCCCTCCGCAGGTCGAGCGCGACATCCGCAACAACCCCGAGTGGCAGAACATGGTCCGCTACCAGTACGCCGACAAGCTCTTCAACAACGAGATCGGCGACCTGCACGGCGTGCGCCTGGTGTCCCACACCAACCCGTTCGTCGAAGGCGCCACCGAAGGCACCTACACGACCAACCACTCGGACGCGGACGCCGTGTTCTCGTCCTACTGCCTGGCCTCCGAGGCCTACGGCGTGACGAAGATGGCCAGCCTGGGCGGTTCGCCGTTCAAGCCGTCCATCATCATCAACGACAAGCCGGACAGCCTCAACCCGCTGGCCCAGTTCATGACCGTCGGCTGGAAGTCGTACTGGGGCAGCACCGTGCTGAACCCGAAGTTCGGCATCACGCTCAAGTCCAAGACGGAGTTCCGCGCCTCCTGATCCAATCCCCGGGGCCGTCCATCCGGGCGGTCCTGGGGACCCCTTTTCCCAGAATATTATCAAATTCAACATGCCCAAATCCCCTGAATCCCAGGCCGCCGACGGCCTTGCTCTCCTCATCGGCATGGCTCCCTCCGGCGCTTCCGCCAAGAAGCCCGCCTCTGGTAACCGCTGCATCGTCAGCGTCCCCTCCAAGGCCCTTGAGGTCGACGGCCAGCTGCCCTCCGAGGGCGAGACCGTGGACCTCCAGGTCGTCGCCACCGTGCGCTCCGTCGGCAAGTCCGGAGTGACGCTCGAGCTCTCCACCGCCAACGGCCAGCCCATGACCGAGTCCGCCGACACCGAGGCGGCCGAGGGCGAGCCCAACGCGCAGGACGACGCCGAGATGATGCGCGCCGCCGAGCAGGCCGACATGGGAGGGCTGGCCTGATGGGCCAGGCCTTCACCGTCGGCACCGCCCCCGTGTCCATCGCGGCCGAGGGGCGGCGCACGGCGCTCATCGTGAGCAACCGAGGCCTCCAGCCCGCCGTCTTCAAGATCGGCGAGGCCGGCGGCACGCTCACCTGGTCCAACGGCGTCTGCGTCCTGCAGCCCGGAGGCACCATGACCGTCGACACCGCCCGCGCCGCCCGGATGCAGGTCCAGGCGGTCGCGCAGACCGGCAGCACCACGCTCACCGTGCAGGAGGTCTACTGACATGATCGGAGTAGAGAACCCCGGCGCCGGCGCCGTCACCGAGATCCTGGCGGCCGTCCCGAAGCGAGTCGACCTGGTCGCCTCGTCTTCCGTGCTCACCGACCCGGGCTGGACCTTCACGGCTCCCGGCAGCACGAGCATCACCACCGTCACCGACTACGATTCCGCGCTGTCGGTCCAGATGTCGGACTCGACCTCGATGGACCGCCCGTCCATCGCCGGCCTCGTCCCCGAGGACCTCTGGAACGACCTCTGGGTCTACGGCGGCCGCCTCTACTTCCGTTTCGGCAGCACGCTGACCGTCGCGGGCGACTGCTGCACCGTCGGCTTCGGAGCTCCCATCACCGCCTCCCGCGGCTGGGTGCCGGCCGGCTCCAACTACATGCCGTACATCGGCTGCGCCGTGACCATCAAGCGCACGGCCACCGGCTTCGACCTCTACTGGTTCAACAGCGACGTCAAGATCGGCACCGTCGCGGCTACGACCACGCAGTCCGTCGACCTCGAGATCAAGGTCACCGCCGTTTCCTCCAGGCTCGACCTCTACGCCGGCGGCACGCTCATCGCCACGCTCAACAACTGGCAGTACATCGACGAGTTCTTCACCGGCATCGTCGGCGTGCACACCCGCCCGGCCACCCTGGTCACTCAGCC